GTTAAACTTTTATGTCGTGTTTTTAAACGTTTACGATATTACCTTAAAATCATTGTCTATAAGATTTAAAATAATAGGCTGGGCCCTAGATCCGGCCCTTGTCAGCAATTTGTGAAGTGCTGATATTTTTAACACCAGATGAACGGCTCTGGTATTTCACACGCTTTATATTATTAAAGGAAGCGTTATGTCCGAATTACTTGAAACAGATAATTTCTGCCAAGAGGCTATCTCAGTATAGATAGTCCCATTGCTCAAAGGAGCAAACGGTTACGGTATTAGTTTTCCAAAGAATCGACCGATTATATCAAAAAGGTTCCGAAACTATAAAAATGTATTTCTCTCGAAATGCGGTGGGAAGTGTGGTCAATAACACTCTTCCTGTGGCTGCAACAAGTCACGAAATGAAGACCTCCTCTTTTGGAGGCAAGGCTTTTGACATTAGCCTATCTAAGTCAGTTGTTGGAGTAAGGTCAATGAGTAATAACTCAACCCAATGCACCAGTCTTCCGTTGGATATTCCAGCATCAACGGACGCTCACCACGCGAAACAGGTTTTCGAAAATATGCCACTGGAGGCCAAAATCCAGTATCTTTTGCAAACGCAATACACTCCTCAGTCGAGCTTTTCCCTCTCGAGTCTTTTAAACTTGAAGGATCATTTACGCAACCAACTCACTGAGACTGCCATTTCAAAAATTGAAGGCATCTGCGCTTTGTATGGGGCTCTATGCAGTGTCAATGACTCTGCTGGATTCCTAGCTGTACTTACTTTATACGCTAAAACCCACTCACAGACGGCGATTATTACTCAACTCGCATCTGTTGTGGACAAATTGTTTACCGGTTATTCACCACAATCTTCCGGTGGACGCCCTGCTTGGCTAGATCAAATGAAGGATGCCTTGCACAATTGGAAACTGCTCATCAACAATCCAGCTTTCGCTCAAGTCTCTAGAGTTTTATCTCTACTTGTCACTCTTGGAGTGATTGAGAATGCGAGTGTATCGCTTGGAAACTTTGAAATATTTGCAGTCGAGGCTCAAAAGAAACATTGCACTGCAGTAGATCTTATTGATGCCATTGTAGACACTATTGTGTTTTTTGCTGAGGCAGGATATATGTGCTTTGTCACGGGGACTTTGTCCCCACTCCTCTTTTCTTCTCCCAAATTAGTGGAGATGGAGGAAAAATACATTGCTAAACTTGCCGAATGGGAACATGCACGAAACGGGAATCTCGAAAGGTTCCTTCAAATGAATGAAGCCCAATTTGATAAGGAGCTCAAAGATTTAATCGAAGAATTCCATCAACTTTATAAAACAACTCCCAATGGAACTGAGAAAAAGATTCTTCAGCAAAAATGGGAGGCACTCAGTAAGATTTACACTGAGTTTACAGCCACTAGAATTTCAGGTGGCTTACGGAAAGCCCCTCTCGCTGTCAAAATTCATGGCAATTCGGGAGTTGGCAAGTCCACATTCGCCGATATTACCATGGCCACAGTTCATAAGGCTATGGGTGTTCCTTGCACACCAGAGTACATTTGTACTATTAATGAATCAGACCAATACATGTCGAG